GCCTGGTCTGTTTGACTTTACCCAAAAAGAAATAGTGAATGGTTTTGCAGAAGAAGTTCCTGTTTCTAATTGTGAAATATTTTGTGCTTCAATTTTTTGACCAAGAAAAAAAAATATTGCGCTGGAGATGAAGAATCATTTCTAACGACCTTCAAAGATTTGTAAAATCCTGCAGGAGCATCAGTTTCTTGGGACATAACAACTGCCCCAGCATTATAGTTAATCCAACTATTCCATCTATCTAATGTTCCAATAGCACCAGCAGTGGGAACATCTGCTGAGGTTGCTCTCTGAGCAATCCTCATATCGCCATTAATAATCAAATTCTTCCGACCAGCACTGACCAACTCCCTCGCCTCTTGGGCGGTTTCTGACGACATGATCTCTCCGCCCTTAAGGCCAATAGGCCGCTCGAGTTCTGAAAGTTTCTCTCTGATATTAAATGCTGGTTTGTTAACTCTGACTGCCATGGGTTATTGTTCCGCTACAAGGCCATTAGATGCTGAGATGGCGGTCGTTACCGCCGTTGTGGTATTACCCACTCTTCTTAGCCCTTTAAACTCAGAACGGCCAGATGAGGTACCGACATGGAGCAAGGAGGTGGTGTCATCGTAGGCCAAGGCCGTTACAACGTCTGATGAACCATATAAGGTACAAGCAGCATTCTCTTGGAAGAGTACCTTTTCGTCCTCATACATCTTTTTGATTTGTTCTGCGGAAGGTGCTGATGCTGATAATCTGATCAAAGAAATGCAAGTTGATGAATCTGGCGAACCACTAACTTTAAAAACTCCCCCAGCATTATAATTCGTGCTCGCAAATGTGGTTGTTGTTCCCACTAAAATTCCATTTTGATATACTTTGACATTTGTTCCATAGTCTCTTACAACGGATAGATGCGTCCATACACCTGATCCTATTGCTTTTCCTGGAAATACTACATAAGTTGAAAAATTACCATTAATCAAATAGATATCATTTATATAGTTTCCAGGAACAAGTCTAAATCCATTTGTAGTACCTTCAATGAAATCAAAATATACATTAATTTCGTCGCCAGTGGAACGTTTATACCAAATAGATAAGCAGAAATCACTTGTCCCTACGGATATGGATCCTTGCGGACTTTGCAAATAATTACTACCACTAAACCCACTATAACCAACCAACTCCGCCCCAGTGGCAACGGCACTCTTGGTGATTGTTCCGTAAACTGCGAGACCAGTATTGTTTACTGAACGGTCTTCTTCTTCCAACTCTCGGAGAAATAAATTATCCAATGTGAAATTTACAGTACCACCACCATAAGCATACATCCCCAACCCATATCCGGTGGTTCCAGTGTAAGTTATTAGTTGAGTATATGATCCATTTGCACTAAAACCAATTGGAATATTACTAGAGTTTGCTTGACCTGCTTCAAGTCTACCACCTGCACCATAATTACTTATAGTAAAACTTAAAATATATTTTTTTCCATTTGTTAGTGTTGTGGTAGAACTACCTAAAAACGAATATCCACCACCAGTGTAATTAACTGTTGCAGTTCCACCAGATATTGTCCATTGAGCTGCAGCAGAAGACCATTCATTAGCATCTGCAAAATCTCCTTCTGGCCATAGTTCTGTCCCAGTTACATCCGTATCATCAGTATCAGACAGGAAGGCACCTTTGCAGTCTCCGTGCATCCATCCTGTGTTGTAGTCAGAAGTAATGTAGTTGGACATTCCGTTTGCAGGAAAAGTTCTATCTTCTTCAATATGAATTAATAAATCATCTCCAAAGAAAATATCATTACCTCTTACTATAGGATTGACTGTAATTCCAAAATTTGGAGTTACAAAAGGCATGTAATTTGCACCACTAATAATTGACCCGTACCCATAATATGTTTCATCAGTGCCTATAGCATTATCTCCATGAGCAGGTCCACTACCACCGTCTCCTAATTGTGTTAATGTTATTAGATTAAAAGTTTCAGCAGACTGACCACTAGTTGGACCATTATGAGTTGCTAAAAGAACATCCCCATCAACATCAATTTTCATTGAATCCCCGTAAGCATGAGAAACACTGTTTACAGTCCCATCATCCTTAATCACACTCACACCACCATCAGTCGCAACGGCAATAGTGGGGATTGGAAGTCCAGTAGTAGAGTCAATGGGTGCGTTTGGGAGGACCGTCATTGCTACATCGTTTACGTCATTATCTACAATATAACCAACACTATCGTCCCAACTTCCAGTAGTTGGTGTTCCAGTATTTCTATTTGCAAGTCCTCCCCCTATCCATTTTCCATTATAAGTTGAAGACCCAGATTGCATATGCCTGTAAGCAGAGTCTTCAATGAAATTAAGTTTTAAAACACCTGCTTGACCACTATTAACGGTTCCTGCTAAATTTCCAATTGCTATTATCCCATTCAAAGCAGCAATAGAATCAGGTTTAGCACTCAGAGACGGTATTAATCCGCTGCCATTTACAATATCCTGAAACTCCATCCATAATGGCATATCAGGGTCATCGCCATCATAAATTTTAATATGGTATGAACTATCAGTGACAATCACAGCAACAGCAGGAAACTCTCTTCGCGCTCCGCGCGTCGATGTATTTAGGGTCTCATTGTACCAGGAAGTGTGCTGGGTGCGATAGCGCCATGCTCCGCCATCGGAGTCTTTGGAAGTATCGTAAACAAACACATCTACGGCCGTATCGGCAATATCCTTATTAAACCCTTCTAGCGCCGTTGCCCCGCGTATTGTCTCAATATACGCTCCGTCAGCATCTTGGAATGCCAAAGTCCCCAACATGGCGTTTGTGGATACCTGATCTAGCGATGTTCCAATAAGCGCTCTTTGGTCTGCCATAAATTTGCGTTAGAAAAATACTCTGTGAGGGGTGTTGGGCGCCTCGATTATATACTCTTTCAACTTATCAGGGACGTTTCCTGCAATGTTGACATGGTAGCCCGCAAGCGGGACAGGTGGGGAGAGCTCAATAGGCTCCCCGGTTGTCTCATCGGCGCCCCACTCGCCGGGTGGGTCGTAGATGGTGCCAATGACATCAATTGTCCGCTCATGGGATGATAGGGAAAGCAATATTGTTCCGTCCTCGGCGACGTGGGTGAGCCCGGCCTCGGCCATAAGCTCCTCAAACGTGGCCTGAGAAGGGAATTTTAGGTAGGTGGCGGCGGTGGTCATGATGTTAAAGCCTGGAGCTGGGTGTTAGAAAGCCTTCTATTGTAATATTTAAATTGCTTAATATGCGAGTTTAATACATTTTCTGAAGTTGTAGATCCTAAATACAATATATCTGGAGTAAATAAAGTTACGCTACTCAAGCTTACATTTTGATTTCCATTAACGTACGAATTAATATCATCCTCTTTTATTGTAAGAATTGATTTATATTCTGATGCCAAATTTGCAAATGTATAAGTATTTGCATCTGAAGTATTTATATAATGATACGGTCCTACACTATCTCGGCTAAATCCATAATATCGATTTGAATCGGATGTTAATTTAAAAGCATATGAAGGTATTCCATAAGCACCTTTGGAATTTGGCATTGTAACATCAACAAACGCAGTACCTTCGGTGGGGTTGTACCATTCTGCAAAGTTTGTGCCAGAAATGGAGGCAAGGTCAGCGGCGCGGGTGACAGTAGAGCCGGAGGTGGGGATGTAGGAGGTTGGGAAAGCACCTGCTTCTAGTTGAAATCCCCAGACTAAAGTTGATCCTCCAATAGCACTACTATCCTCATTATAAGCAGATGCCGTATATAAAAACTGAGTGGTTGTTCCAGAAGACTGAGTATTTCCGATAATAATACATCTATACCAACCATCTGGGTATTTTTCTATTTGTAATGTATGACCGCCATTACCATTAGTAATAATTTGAGTTTCTCCGTCGCCAGTCAAAAGAAATCCTGCTCTTACAATTGCTCCACCAAGATTCTGAAAAGACCATACAAAATAATTATTTCCATTTTGTCCTTTCGCCCAACAAGATAGAACCATAGAGTTGGAATCAAATGTTATACTTCCGGTTGTTCTCCAATATGAGATACTAGTATTTGTTCCATTACGAGCAATTCTACAAGCCTCTGTTTCTCCATTTGGTGCTGTGGCGGTATTGTAAGTTATAGTGGCACTACCACCAGTAAATGATCCAGATTGAGGTTGAGAATTTAACTGAGAATTAGTCCTACTCTCCTCAATCAATAATCCAAGACTCTCACCAGTGGTCGGGTCGTGGTCGAAGCGTGGCACATTATTTGGAACAGTGCGGATGATGCCATCCTCATCAGTGTATGTTGCACTACTATCCCTAGTAAACAACACCCTACTATCCAGCCTTTTCTCTCTTGCAAAATTAAGATCGAGGGTGGGGCGGATAAGCGGGGTATCCCGCGCTGTGATAAACCCTGAGTCGGAGTAGATTGCCATGCGTTACTTAACCTCTTCTAATACAAACTTAAACTTCTTCCCACTCCGGCGGTTGATGAGGAACAACTCCTCTTCGCCTTCTTGGATGGTGTAGGCGCCCCATGTCCCATCGACGTCGTTGGCGGAGCCTTCATTGGATAACTGGAGGTCAGCAGAGTAGATATTCGCCCAGCGTTTAGTCGGAGAACCAAAGTCTTGGGTTGCATCTGCACCTGGAGTGATATGCCCAGTAGAGTGATTAATATTTAATCTTAGAGTTGATGGAGAATCTGTTGTTCCCGAACCGCTATAAATCCTAAATTCTGTTTCATTATTAAGAGACCAAGAAGTGTCAGTTCTAGTAAATATTAAATTTGCAACATTAGTTGGTTCACCCTGTAATTTTATATTTCCATTATATACTACAAGTTTTTGTGAAGGGTTATCAGTGCCGATGCCGACATTCCCAGTTGTTTTTATTGTGAAATACGTTGATTTATGTTGGTTCCAATCTGTAGTGTCTGAAACACTAGAGTCATAGTATCCGATATCAAACCGATTATCTTTATCTGCTGCCTTAGCATCTACTATCCAGTGTTTATCGCTATTTGATAAAATTAGAGAAGAACCATTATCACCTGTATCTTGAGAGGCAATTTGAACTCTTGAGTCTTCGGCTTCAAATCTAGCAACAATATAGTTATCTTCTGAATTTGTTATGGAGTATCCACTTGTTCCGCTTAAAGTATGTAATTTTTTTAGTGGGTTTGTGGTGCCGATGCCGACATTGCCAGATGAGGTTAATGTTAATGGGCCACTAGTATAACCACTAGTAGTAATTGGTCCTAAGATCAATGAATCAGAAGAGTTATAACTGTAAACCCCAATAAAATTATTTCCGGCATTATTAGGAGCTAATCCTCCTCGCCTTGTAAATATTATCTGCCCGTAGCCATTAAAGTTACCACCGGTGATCGTACTAGTGTCTACAGCTAATGCGACATTTCCTCTTACATCGCTTGGGTTCCCCACCATAATTGAGGAAAATGATCCGCTATATCCATATAGCTTTTCAGATAGAGCTAAGTAATTATTTGCACTAAGTTTTATATCACCTTGTACGTTAATCCCAGTTGAAGTTGTCTCAAGTTTTAAATTTGCGTCATAATATAATTGTACAGAACCATTATTTGTTGCAGTAAAATAATTTTCGGTATGTGCAACATTCATCAACTGGAAATTTGCAGCGCCTAAAATAAGATTTCCTGTACCAACATCGTCTATGTAACTATTCGATCCGCTATGATATATCTGTAGATCATCCCCGTCGCCGAACAGCGCCTTATCATTATCACCTAACTTGATCTGATTAACAGTTGTGGTTGTGGAGTTAACCGTAGTGGTGGTGCCCTGGACGGTTAGGTTACCTTTGATCTCCACGGTGCCGGTATCGTCGCCCACGGCCGCTGGATCAATGACAAAGTTCGCCGGGCCTTGGAGCTGCCCAGAGGCGATTAGGTTCGCCGCACTGATATTTCCCGTGGTGGTGATGTTGGCGGTGACTCCGGTCCTATCGACCGTTGTATTGAGGTACTGGGCATGGTCGTCATCTGCCAAGCCACTAAGCAACCCGTGGTCGGAGACAATTGTCCCCGCAATGCCCGTTGAGCTGAACTCTCTCAAATCGAGGACGTTGGCAATATAGGCGTTGGGGGTATTGGTGAATGTAGAGTTGGTGCGGAAGATCACCTTCCACAACGGCCTAAACTCAAATATCGGGAAGTTGGTGAGGGTTAGGTCTCCCCACACTGCCTCCTCAGCCGCGCCAATTGAGCTGTATTGATCTTGGCCAAGAACCACAATAACAGGAGCGCTAATCTCATTGGTCGCTACCACCCAGCTCACTACGTAGCGGTTATCGTTCGCCGCCGTGGTGGACCAAGTGCTCCCGCTCAATGAGTTGTATTGGAGGGTGGTGCCGGATTGCTTACAAGCAAATTCTGTCGCAGTGTCTCTTACCCAATCGCCCTCGCTCCCGCTCATATAGTACACGGGGATCTCGGCATTACCTGTCAGCACCTGGGTGAACGTTCCGGCGCTCGGCGTGGCACTATGAGTAATATTTACTTCGAGGTCTTCGTCAAAGAACGTACCATTGGCAAGATCGAACTGCGCATCAGCATTTGCGCTTCCGTCGCCTGTGGTCGTGTAGTTGGAGATGGAAAACCCGCTCGCAATTACCGCACCCCGAGTCCTATGCAAATACTCATGGGTTTGCCAATCGAGCACAATACCGTGCCTCTCGTCCGCCACAAACACTGCGGTTGATGAGGTGGCGTTCCAATACACATAGGCGGTTGGGGTGTCGTCGTCCCAGTCGAAGTACGTTGTGCGATATTGCAACACGCCAAACGCATCGAAGTAGATGTAATAGAGCCCAGTGGCGGTGCCGATCTGTACTGTTTGAGCTGTGGAGTAGGTTCGCTTAGTGCCCTTCGTCCAGACCACAAACTCCGATATCCCACTCGCAGGGGCGATGGTAAAGGTGCGGCTGGCGTTGTCGAATGAGATGGCGGAGTCGGTACGGTCTTCGTGGCCCATTGGCTCGCCCGTTGCGACTGACACTGCACCGCCGCTACTACTCCCGCCCGCTGCTGCGCCATACTCGCTATAGAGTAATATCCAGCAATCTAACCCAGTAGCCGGGGCCTGGGAGAATACGATGGTGTCAGAAGAGACATAGTAGGCCTCGCCAGGCTCCTGGAGCACGCCGCCGACGGAGACTATGAGCGAGGAGCTTAGGGTGGGGTAGATGGGGTTTCCGCCGTAGCGTAGGTCGAAGGTGGTAAGGGAGCCGTTGAACTGTGATTCAAGACTATCTAGGACCTTTTGTGTTCCTATGGCTGGATTGCGCCCAATATATGCCATGTCGTACGTCTATAATATATAGTTTACTTTAAACCTCTTCCTCGCCCTGCTGATCTTGTGCTATTTTCCATGGGGGTACGGGAGAGTCCTTGGCGTATTTTTCAGGGTTGAGGAACATATCCCTTTCTGTCTCTACTCTCTGGGTGTTTTTGGTCTCGGCCTCGGTGAATGTGTCTGGGACTAGGGTCCTTGCCCAACCAACCACGGTCTCTTCGGTGAGTCCGGCGTAGGCCACAAAAGACTCCGCATCAAGGCTTGTTGTATCAAACTCTACAGTAAAGTGGGCAAAGGAAGAGAATTCACGAGTGCGTTCTTCGTCTGTTGAGGTTGTGATGGGCTCTGGGATATCGTAGGTAGGGACCTCGCGAGTGAGTGTTACTACATCGCCAATTTTGGTACGTGGGATCTCCTCGCGGAATACTTCAGTGCCCTCAGTGACTTCGGTGAGAGTATCGGGTAGTGGGGCAAGAGGAGCGGTGTATTGCACCTCTTCATAGGTCTCTTCAGTAGTCCCGGTTTGCACTGGCCATTGCGTTTCAGTGACAGTTTCGGTGTAGGTAGCGGTGGTGGCTGTGGTGAGATAAATTGTAGCAGAAGTAACTACATTATCGAGTCCTTCTCCGAGTGACTTGATTGTGGTGATGGAGGGGCAGGTATAAGTATGCGTAGGAGCAGACATTTGGTTTCTTGAGACAATTATAGTTAGTAAACTTTAAACCTTATTTAGCGTTTGCAGTTTGGAACGGAGACTCAGCGAAGGCAGCGAAGATGTAAGTTATTCCATCACTATTTTGTTCTCCACTAGTTCCTCTTACCTTAAATCCATTAGATAAAAAGTCTTTATATCTACCAGAAACATCATTTTCAATCAAAGTATATTTGCATATAAACCTTTAGGATTTGGATTGGTTGATCCTCTAGAACTATCATAAATTGACCAAGGTTCATTAGCGCCAGTAGTAACTCTCTTCACCATCAACCAAGCAGGTTTAAATCCACAATAGACAAATGGACCATCAGCACTTGCATTACCCACATAACTTCCAAACTTACTGAAACCTTCTACTTCTGCCCAACAATAGGTTACGAAATTATAGGAACCAGTTAAATCGCCAGAAAGATTAATAACACTATCTGTTGGTAAAGCACTATATGCTGGTTGAACTTGCTCTGCTCCCGTAGTGAAGAATAAAGTATAATTATATCCACTCAATCCTTTATGCCAAATTCTCCAATGAGTGTCAAGATTTCTGTGTTTTGTAATCACAAAGGCAGGTGTTTTTCCAAGTCCATGTCCTATACTTCCAGTGCTTCCAGTTGCTGTATATGTAGCAATACTAAACCCAGCATCCTGATTGGCACTCACCTGTGATGTGATACTACCATCAGTGTTTGTCACTGCCTCCCCACCTGCTTTCCAACACCATGCCACATAATCTCTTCCAGTTGTATTGCCACCACTAAGCGATCCATCATTCAGATCAAATCCATTGTCTGCATATCCACCAACATATAATGTTCCTGAAGTTGATTCTGTATTGGTTCCATCAGAATTAAGATGCCCAAATCCTCTTACACTATCAACAAGAACAGGAGAAGTTGCTGCATTTCTTGATTTAAACCAAATAAAATCTGGTTGGAAACCGACATTAATTCTTCTACCAGCACTATTGTCACCACTATAAAGCACAGTCTTAAAGTGCTCACCAGGATCTTTAATTGTTGGAGCTGGGAGGTTGTCCTCACATAATGCTAGGAAACCACTTGGAGGTTCATACTTGAAGAGTCCTTTGCCGTTGCTGTCCGTGTAGGTTCCTGCTGTGGTGTTTCCAGAGAATGTTGGGTTTTGACCGAAGTTAAATGATTGTACTGTATTAATATAATATGTTCCTGATATTGGGAACCAAGTATTTGCATAAGTTTTTAAGTCACTTCTCGCAGGGTTTGCTCCAGTTGATGGGTTGCCTGATACTTGCCAAGAACCATTCCTAGAAAACCAAACCTTGCCACCAGCATCATCCAGATCAAGAGCAATACCTATAATATCACCATTCACATATGATGCACCCCAAGCAGATCCACCACCTTGGTTATCAGCATGATATAGATAACCATTATTATAATATGTAACACCAGCACCTTCAGATTGTCCTGGGAGAAATCCCAAACTTGCTCCATCAGTAGAGTCATTTCCAGATGGTCCAGCAATAGAAGCACACATGACAGAACTTATTGCATCTGCTCTCATTTCCCAATAATATTTTCCACTTGAAACACCAATAGTTGCTCTTGAATTATTCCAATTGCTACTACCATCATCTGTGTATGTTAAATTTCCATTAGTAATAACTCCACCGTTATTATCAACAGCATTCAAAGTAGCAAAGTTATTCGCAGTGCAATCAGGAACTGCTCTCCAAGTTCCAATACCTACTGGTGTATAAGGTTTCGGAGCATCAAAACCACCCGTGTATTTTGCTACACCTTTGTAGATGCGAAGATCTTGTATGTAACCCGTTGCAGATTCTAAATTAGTACCAAAATTCTGCAATCTTCCTATAGTCAAAGCATTTCTTGTTAAATTCTTTGTATAATTTGTATTAACTGCAACTGCAACACCATTAACATACAAAGTTAATGTGTTCCCTATTCTACATGCTGCAATATGACTCCATTGATTAGAGATGATTATTCCATTTGCACTTTTTACATCATATTGATCACTATAAAGTCCTATTGCTCCATTTCCATCTATTCCTATATGATATGCATCACTGAATGGTCCGTCACTTGGTCTTGTTGAAAGTAAAGTCCAAAAATTATATATTGATGTCGGATATATCCAAGCTTCTAATGTAAAATTAGAAGTTCCTAACGCAAAAGCAGAGTCTGTGCAATTTAAAAATTGAGATCCACTAGCCCCACCATTATTAAAATATCCAGCACTTCCATAATAGGAGTGAGTTGAGGAAGTAACAATTCCACCATTTAAAGTTAATGTTTTTGGAGTTCCACTGCCTCTAATCGCAGCAGAGTAATCTCCAAAACCATTCTGCAATCCACCGCTCACCCCAGGAATCGCCAGCACCAAATAGTCCTTGAGTGGGTCTTCGCGGAGCGCCCCTGTATAATCTCCAACGCCATCGATCTCGGCTTTGGGCTGTGGGAGGGAGCTTTTGAGCTTTAAGATTGTATCCGGCTCGCAATGAAAATCCGCGCCAAAATTATTGGAGCTATTCATAGGCAGATAAAACCCATTAACTCCAAATCCGCCTCGGCGGTTGATCTCGGACTTAATTCTGCGAGGGGAGTGAGGGACCCATTGCCCCGGCCTGAAATCGGTAGACTGAGTTGTCCCGGCAGAGATATAACCGTTTCCGTCCTTATAGAAACCAAACACATCGGGAGTTAATGCCTGACCATCTACATTAAAAACATCCGAGTAATTTCCTTCGGCAGTAAAGGTGCTAGAACCATTATAAGATCCTAGTAGCAATATTTCGCCAGCAGTGTTGTGAGAAATATTAGCATTTTGGGCGGCAGTAGTAGTATAACTTACATCTTTTCTTACACCATTAATGTATAATTTCACTCTGTTTGTGGCATGATCAATAGTAGTATCAACTACAACCATAAAGTGATACCAACTACCATAATCCCGAATTGCGTCATCTGTAAGTACATCAGAAATGCCAACATCAGAGGCAACGTATGAAAGGGCACGGGACGATCCGTCACTTACATATAATCTTGAGTCATCATAACTTGATCCATCGCCGCCAAGACCAAAAAAATATGAGTTTGATGTAAAAGTAATATTACTTTTAAACCAAAAAGAATATGTAAATTTTTTCTTACTACCCGTTGAAGTATGAGTTCTCTTTAAGTGTTCGCCTGCCATAATAAATTATCTCCTCAACCTAAAATTGTAGAGCCGCTAGGGGCATAGTCAGAAATAAGCTCTACCCATTCTGTCCCATCATAGGCCTCCATTGCGCCATTCTCACTATTCCAGCGTAATGTTCCGGCTTGAGGGGAGGTAGGGCGTTCTGCGGTTGTCCCAGAGGGGAGTGTTAGCGCCCCTGTTGCAAACCCAAGGTTGATATTGCCCGTCTCATTGACATCGAGGAGAGGGAGACCCGACTCACCACTAACGCTGAAGAGACTCCCGCCGCTAAGATCGGAGATAGAGAGCAGGGTGCCATTGGCTTCTCCAGTAAAGGTGAGAGTGGAGCCGTCGGAAGCGCCGCCATTTGGAGAGATTTCGAGAGTGATGTCCTGCGCAGGGGACGTGGAAGTCGCTGCGCTAAAGACGATCTTTGGGGAGGCTACGGCCGAGCCTTTACTCGGTGTTATGACAATGTCCTTGTCGGATAGGGCCATGGGAGGGGGAGAGTGCTGTGTCTTTTAAAGACTTTAAACCACGAATTTCTTTCTTCTTATGAGCTGGAATCAGAGAGGGCGAGGCTCTCTGCCTCTGCCCGATCTGCGTCTATTTGCTCTGCAATCTCCTCCCAAGAGGGAGGGGTGGAGCCATTAGGACACTCCCAATGCGTAATTGTTGTATTGTAGAGCGCAAACTCAGCACCTGGGCGGAGCTTCTTAATGGCTATATCAACTCCGAATAATCCTAAGTATTCTTCGATCATGGTATGAATGTATCAGACCCGGCGGTTGTGAAGATATGGAGGGTGTAGCCGGGTCTTGATGTAGTGTCTATTGTACCACCAATTCCTCTCTGCGGGCCTTTATATGCAACAACTACAATGCCATCAGCTCCAGATTGACTACCACCTCCGTTGCCAACGCCGCCTCGTGACCCAGATCCACTGTTGGTGACAGGAGTACCGCTTCCAGTTCCAGCATTGTGTCCACCAGCTCCACCAACAGAATAAGTTACTGATGAACCAGTAATAGAGTTTGATTTTCCTTCTCCACCAGCTGCTGTAGTTGTATTACTAGCATCTCCACCGGCACTTGAAGCACCACCGCCACCAGCACCATAAGTTGTGGTATCTCCATGTTCACTACTACTTCCACCAGCAAAACCTTGACCAGCAATTCCAGATCCACCGGTAGAATTACGACCACCGCCACCACCACCTGATCCACCAGAGATACCGTCATAGGTTAGGCCGCCACCGCCACCGCCGCCTCCAATGGCAATTAAATTACCGAATCTTGAATTAGATCCTGAATTACCAGTAGTACCAAATGGAGATGGATCATAGGAAGCACTACTTAACCCCGCTCCGCCTTTACCAACAGAAATCTTTATGTTTTCACCAGAAGATACTATTATAGAGGATCTATAAATAAATCCTCCAGCACCTCCGCCGCCGCCAGAATATGCATATAAACTACCAGATCCCCCAGATCCTCCTCCACCAACTACGAGTACCTCGACGTTGTAGTCGGTTGCAGGATATCTGACGATTACAGTTCCATTAGCGCCGTTTCCAGAAATTGCTGGAGATATTCTTTCTCCAGCACCACCGCCGCTTCCTGTATTTGGAATACCATTTGTTCCATCGCTCCAATTACCATCTCCGCCAATTCCAGAACCACCTTTAGTAAATTGCGTACTTACTTCTGTACTTCCTCCGCCTCCCCCTGCATAATACTGCGAAGTTCCAGATATAGAATATGCAAGACCACTTCCTCCATTACCTCCAGTTGCTATACCACCAAATTCTCCAGGTCCGCCAGCACCACCACCTCCGCCACCAACTTTATTTCCACCAGTATTAGAAGATGTATCTCCGCCATCATTACCCTGAAGAGAAGTTCCAGACCCCCCAACTCCAGCACTTCCAGAACTATTTCCTGCACCGCCGCCAGAGCCTCCGTTTTTTCCGCCTTCTCCAGCCCCTGCGAATCCTCCGCCACCGCCACCGCCAACTGAGGTTAAAGTTCCAAATGCAGAATTTACTCCATTTTCTCCTTTTGTGTGTGTGGTGGAGTCACTAAATGGAGTGTAACCACCCCTACCTACAGATACAGATACTCCAGTACTTGAACCAACAGAAAATGCAGAGTTGTAAATTAATCCGCCAGCACCACCGCCGCCTCCATGATAATATGCTCCCCCAGCTGATCCTCCCCCAGCAACACACAGCACCTCTACCTTCCCTTCCCCACCGGCACAAATAGGCGTGAAGGTATTGGTATATGTGCCATAGCGTACTCTCAGGGAGTCGTAGTTCTGTGCAACTTCTGCGGCGGATAAGGCGCGGTTGTATACTCTTAATACAGAAGCTGATCCATCGTGGGCGTAACCACTACCAGTATGAGAAAATCCAGGAGCTCCAAAAGATGAATTAGTACTTTCATTTGTAGTAGATGTTATTAACGATCCATTGATATAGAGAGAAGCAGTTCCACCATCTACAATGTTACCATTAAATGTACAAACTATATGTCTCCAATTTCCATCGCCAAGAGAAATGGTATGCTGCAATAAAACATGTCTTCTAGATGCACCGTTTATAAAACTATGAAATCTTAAAATTCCACTTGCATACCAAATAGATTGTGCTCCTGGCTCATCAACATTACTATCTCCAACTTTTAAAAATTCCGCACTCTTATTAGAATCTTTTTTAATCCACATTTCCAATGTCGCACCAGATTGCAACTGACTTTGTAGTCCTGTTGCAACAGTTATAGCATCATCAGTACCATCAAAAACTAAACTTCCTCCATCGGCATTACTATACGTAGGTCCGTTAACTAACGTTCCATTATTCCCATTACCACTCAAATCAGTCCAAGTTGTTCCACTACTTGGATATGATCTTGGATCACCAGCATCAAGACTCAATACCAATCCATCAGTCACCAATTCAGAGGGGAATGTATGGATTCTGTAGTTCCCTACTCGCTTAATACTGCCGCCTTGAGCGCTGATTGTTCTAGGACCGATGTGTTGTGACATAGTAACTCAGTTGGTGGGTGGGATTTCTATTTCGAGAGGGTCAACGTCTACGCGCTCTGCATTGACCATGTAAAAATAATCAAGAGGGCGAGAGTCTTCAGAGAAGATATATACTTTATTATTCTCTATTCTTTCAACCCTCGGCGCCCCACTTGGGCCTATGGGGGTTAGGGACACGGTGATTGAGTCAGGGTCGACCAAGGCCACCCAGTAATCAGGAAGGGAAATAATTGTCTCGGTGCTCCGGCCTCGTACATAAACGCCATTTTCTGGGCCTTCAAGGGAGCCATGGCGGAGTTTGTATCCCTCTTTGGTTGGGTGGTCAATAATAAACGATTTAGTTGTTGCAGCGAATGACCCGTTTACTTCAAGGTTATAACTTGGGTTAATAACTCCAATGCCGACTTTTTGCCCACCTGCTGATATGACAACTCTAGGATTAGAACCACCAGCATCAGCGTAAGATCCCATCATTTCAAACGCTGTGCTGTTATTCAAATATGATTCAATTACGGAGCAATGCGTAGAATCAAGACGAGAGTAAATTCTTGTAGCATATGTTGTATAATTACCTGATGCCCTTAGTTGTAGTGAACCATCAACATCTAATTTTACTGGGGGGTTATCGGTGCCAATACCAACATTACCATCGCTTAATATTGTTAGTTTTCCAGTTCCAGATCCAGAAATATTTCCGCCTGTTCCTAAAATGAGTGTATCGGATGAGTTACCATACAGTATATAACCAGAATCAACTCTGTCTGAATCTCCAAAAAGTACGCCAGTATTTCCAGAGTCACTTGATATTATAGAAATATATTGACTATCTGATCCATATATTTGTAATTTTTGACTTGCATTATCGGTGCCGATGCCGACATTGCCAGAGGCAGCAATTCGCATAGCAGGAGCTATACCGTTGATGTTATCAGTTGTTCCGTTTGCTGTTGTGCCTGCGTTGACAGAAAAATCTATTTTATTATTTCCTCCACCACTATCACAAGCAATGATCAATCTATCTCCGCCTGCCTCGTATCCAAAATAACCAACGCCATATCCAGAAGCATGAGTTACTAATAAAGCATCCCCTCCATTATCTGCTCCTATGGTTAAATGACGAGTACCAGTTGAACCACTATCCGTAAAATCACCAGCTGCGGAAAGCGTTCCTAAACGCACATTTCCTCCTACATCTAGTTTTTGTGCTGGATTATCAGTGCCGATGCCGACATTGCCAGTTCCAGTAATTCTTATTCTTTCGGTATTATTTGCGGCAATAACCACGGGAATATTACTAACAGTACCTATAGCCAGAGCAGATGGATGTGTTGTACTGTATGATGTTGTATATATGACCGATAGATTAGAATTAGTTAATCCAAAAGTAGTTCCGGTTGCGCTAGATCCAAATTGACCTATCTGAACCGTGGCTTCTCCATTTTTAGCACCAGTAAAAGCAATATTTGCTGTAGATGCATTTTCTACTACTATTCCATTATTTCCAGAAGTTGTATATACATGTAATTTATTTTGAGGATCTGTGGTGCCGATGCCGACATTGCCAGTGCTATTAATTATAATACCATCAGAACCACCAGCAGTTTTAGTAATACTAAACAATCCAAGTCCAGATTGACCTGCAGAGATAACATAATCTGCGTAACCGTAGTGATTTAATTTTATCGAAGAGTACTCCCCAGATGCATTGCCACGTAAATAAATTTGTCCATGTCCACTATTTGCAGAATGCGGTAATATTTGGATATCTTGTCCATCACCACTACTATCAATTTTTATATTTCCATTAGAGTCTATAAAAAGCTTCTCTGTTAAAGCTCCGTTTGTTAATGTTTGGAATGCAAGATAACCACTGCTAGTTCCAGTATCTTGTTTTCCGCCAATTATCTTTGCCCTGGTTGCGTTAGTTGCTCCACCATTTATATCAAAGAGTATTTGAGCATTATGGGCAGAACTTATTGCGCTTCCAGAGTTGTGTAGCGTTAAAGCTGTAAAACCAAAATTTGCTCCAGAATTATTTATAACAGCCCCATTAAGATCTTCAAGATATGCTTTTCCTAGTACATGTAATTTGTACGCTGGACTTATAAGGCCGATGCCAACATTGCCACTTGAATCTATATGTAATCTTGTCTGATCATCCCATTCATCATATATTTCAAATGCTCCATTTGCTCCAGTTGTTCTAAAACTAAAAGCATCATCAGATCCTTCCCTAAAAACAAACTTACCAACTGGCATTGTACCAGAAGTTTTAAGTATCAAATCTCCATCAGAAGTTATACGAAGTCTTTCTTCATTATTATATCCATAAAGCATTAAAGAATCATTAGTATGATCATAAACGATACCACCAACTGAATGATCATCGCCAGCATCAGCAAACGTTAAAGCCCCATAACTTCCAGTAGAACTAATTCTAAGAACTGGTATTGATCCTTCAATATCTAAGGCACTATCAGTGTGTAATGGAGCATTCGTTCCAATTCCAACCCATCCACTTGAATCTATACGAAGTCTTTCATTACCATTAGAATATAACGTAGTAAAATACGTTCCAGAACTATTATCTGCACCCATTCTTACTTCGCCAGTGGAAGTATTTGCGGAAAATACCGCTACTTGACCAGCACCACCGCCAGTCCAGTTTATAGCATATTTTGGAACTGTTCCTCCAATATCTGTAGATAATCTTATATTTCCTTCTTCTATTTCTAATTTTTCTTGTGGATTATCAGTCCCGATGCCGACACTTCCATCTTGGGATATTGTTACTGCCTCAATTTGAGACCCTTCTTGATTATCAGAAAAAATAGACAACGAGTTATTATTCCCAAGACGACCCCCCATATACTTAATGGAGAATCCATATGCAGCAGAATCGGATTCTCCAACACCATCTAGTACACCCGCACCATCAACTCTCAATAGTGTTACATTATTGTCGCCACCACCAGCACCAACACGGATTGCAGTGCCGTTGTGTTCACTTATAAGACGAATGGTGGATGCTGATGTTTTTCCGAAGTCAAGTGTGTATTGTGGGTCAATGGTGCCAATACCAACTCTGTTTGTGTCCTCGTCGATAAATAACGTTCCGCTATCAAAGTTTACATCACCACCTGTCTGGGTCAATCCACCACCATTAATCCTCAGACTAGTCGAGGTGTTTATACTCTCGGGGATAAAGATTGCGTCTACGTCGTTGCCGATATATGCCATGGTTAATATAACTCCTTCTTATGAGGTGATTTCTAGAGCGTTTACAATTACATCGAGAGAGTCGACTGTGTCTGAGGTCACAGTGATCTTATCACCCGCCCCCGCCGAGCCGTTATATTCCATGATAAGTTTCTGCCCGGCCATAATCTCCAACGTCGAGCCAGACGGAATTGGGATATTTTTTGCCAAGTAAACATCATCTGAAGGAGCCGCAGTTGTTCCTGTTGCAGGGCGGTCAATCTGCACGTCTACGTTAATCGGTGTGGTGGCAATGTTTGATAATGAAATGCCAATAACAATTGTTGTTTTTCCTGAAGCGCCGCCCAGTTCAACTTGATATGCCGTTTCAGTTGAGGTACCAACGGATGATTTTGAATATGATTTGAAGGTATTTGCCATGACAGTTTGTTTTCCTTATCCTAGTGCAATTGCCAAGGCAATGACATCGTCCACAGTTGCGTTGCCGCTATTTAAGTCGTTAATTGCAGCGACTACATTTGTCTTAACGCTCGTAGTTAATGCTGTAAGATCCCCGACATCAACTAACTGACCAGTGTTTGTAATTACCTCTCTGGTTGGAGTTCCGCTGCTATCTACTCCAGTACCCGCAGTCAAGCCATGCCTGACGTGAAAATGCTTATTTGTTGCCATAGGTTCACTGTCCCCTGTGCCAAATTGTATATTGTCTATTTAAGACTTTAAACAAAAGAACGGGAGGTTATGAAAGTACAGCAGTTCTTACAGCCTTTATCTCAATCTCGCCTTTAGTGGCTTCGTATCTAGAGAAGTATATCTCAACATTAGATCCATTAATCCCAGCAGAAAAATCTCCCATACGGGCATTAAGCGTAGATGCTGTGCCGTAATCCACAAGATCAACATCGGTGCCATTGTGCACCACAAAAAACTCAATAATTTGGTAATTTGGAGTGAAACCTGGGCCGCCAAGGCTTAACTGAATAAAAAACTTAGCAGAACGATATGTTGTAGAGAAGGAATCAATTACTGTAGAAGTGGAGAAAGATGTCCCTGCTGGTTGATCAGAAGTGCTTACTTTGGTTTGAGTCTTACTTGCAGAGTTGCCATCCCAAAGAAAATCATACGCACCAAACTTAATCTCGTCGGAGAGATTGATCTCATACTCCCCATCTTGAGCAACAAATGTGCTGAAATTATATGTGTTAATTCTATGAGCTACGGCATTATCGCCCGTGACCCCAATCCACATATACCCATCTTGAAGCTGAGCAACATCATTAACATCTGGGTGGTTTACAAATAACCTCCCGCTGGCGCCATCTTCGTTGAATAAGATTGCAACTGGTTGTCTTATGCCATCAACGACAGACGGTGGGGTAAATGTCAACCCGCCACCATTTGCCACATAAAGTATTCTTCCAGAGTCATCTGCCCCGCCAATCTCACCAGTGATCCCGGTCGTGTCTACACCGACCATCTCTCCGTATACCGTTGCAACTCCGTAGCCATTTGCCGGGATTTCGGCGTTAGTGACCCCAATGGCATTCATTCTAGAGTTAGCGCCAGCATCAGCAATGCCGACGGTCGCCATTTTCTTGATCGGGTCAAAACCTACAAAATACACGGGGGTAAGCGCAGGTATCGCCCCTCCTCCAGAGTTTTTGACGTTAATGGTCACAGAAGACGTACCCACTTCTGAAACAACACCATTAGTCCGACTATATACTCTTACGTTACCATTAAGAGTGTTTTGATAAATATCCCAGCGGCCTTCTGCAATTTGAGAGGTGTCTGGAGTATCGGCCAATTCTTTAACTTTAAAATTCCCAGACTGAATTACGTTATAGTTCTGATCTAAAATAAGCTTAGGAGAATAGGAAATTTTTACGTTTCCTGTAGCAAGCACATTACTACTTCCGTCATAGAGCTTAAAGGTATGCAGCGTAGCCTCAGCCACAGTATAGTTACCAGAAGCCACGCCGCCGGGTGTTGTTCCGTCGTTGAGATACTGATCTACAAATATTTCTTCACCGTTGAAAAACCCGTGATCATTGTATGTGAATGTGGATTCAGTAGCTCCTGTAACAGAGTCTGTTTGAAAAGATATTGCCGACTCTGAGTTAAATGTGACCACGTCAGAAGTAACATCGATGTCAGAAGAATCGATTACAAGATTATTTGCATTAAGCAAAACTCCGGTGGCAAAGTTGTGCTCGTCATTGATGACAAGAGTATTTGCTTTGGAGACATCTGTTTCATCATCCGAAGGGATAGTGGTTGCGTATCCTCTCAGCGCGGTCTTATCATTTATCTTAAGTCTGTTTCTTTCTGTGTGAATATAATCTTCGCCATCTGCCCCGTCTTTAAATTGATCTAAGTAATCATCAAGGATTGCATAAGTTCCGGCTCCGATGTGAATCCAGTCACCAGCACCTCCGTTGGTGTATTTATTCCACACCCAGAGTTGTACTTTACCTTCTGGGTCTAAAGGATCTTGTTTCTTTAGCCATAGCTCACCATGAGACAGATCTGGCCAGCCATCGATTGCTACAGATGGGTTTGGTGGATCCGCAGAATAAAAAACCCCACCGACTTTTCTAATATCGTTTTGATTATCTCTAATGTATAGAGAGATATCATCTTCGTCGTAATTTACGGCAATCTCACCGGCTTGGATGTCCGTGGAAAGTGGTCTTTTATTAAAAACTTGAGACCTTCTGTGAAGGATTACGTCTCTTGGTGAACCTGCCATTTTAGTATTCTAAAGCGTCAACTAAGTAATTTTCATCGGATTCTTGGAGAACATTATCAATTGTCTCAGTGATAAACGTTTCCATGTAGAGCTTATTTACAGCATCAAACTCATTTACAGGATCGGCAACGTCGCCAATGCGTTTCTTATTGACATTAAGAGCAACCTCTCCTGTATTTACATTTTCACCTATAAATACTTTATTTACAAATTTTGCCTTACCATCGGCGTAAATTGCACCGAGGTAATCTGTGGCAGAATTCTCCCATCTCTGAACTTCTGTAGTTGCAGAGTTGTTTGAAGAACGAACAATTAAACTTACTGGTAAGTTATTAGAGTCGGGATCAATTGTTACGTCTGTGAGACTTGTTGGCGACTTAGAAACGTAGTCTCCGGTAATAGATAACGCAGCAATCAACCCATCTACGTCTGTTTTTGTATATAGAACAGATTTTTGATAGTAGTTCTCTGCTAGGGTCGTATTGATTTGGCTAAATTGAGAAGATACGCTACTATTTACATAAGTAGTAGATGCATATGCAGATAAGTTTAGATCATCAATAAGCTGATCAATTTCTAGTTTTGTGTATAAAGCATTTTTTTGATATACACTAGAAGTGTCTGCTTTTGTATCTAAATACTTATCAACTTCTCTTTTTGTGTAAAAATCTCTTAGGTTAATTGAGCCGGGTGATTGTGTACCGCCTCTAAAAACATTTGGATTAGACTCTACAACTCTAGACGGAACAACCTGTTGTCTAGGTGATTGAATTATACCACCACCGCTAGGGCCACAATTTCCAGAGGAGCTATTACCACCAAATACGTTTGCCATATCTTACCTTAAACTTATAGGCTATCAATTTCTTCTTGAGTTAATACTTTTCTTGTTTGTATCTTTGCTGCTTCATTTAGGTCCTCGTGATTATCGCAACAAAGGGTGTTACCTTTTAAATCGTAATAAGGAATAGGTTGCTCTACGTAATGACCTTCTGATCCAATTTGTACAAACTGATAATTTGGCAATCCTGTGGCAGATTGCGGACCTAAACATTTATTATACCCAGAGTTAACACAATATAACTTATCCCAATACAAGTACTTTACGCCATTATCATCGGCAACCGGCTCATCATACGGGAACTTGGCATGAGCTCTTGCGTAGTATTCACCAGTTGGAATAGGCTTAATATTAATCCAAAGACAAAAAGCATCACTACACTCGGATTCTATTAGGACAAAGTCACCGGGCTTGTAATAATAGTCTTTTTTAATTCTATAAGTTTCCCAGTGGTCACTATCTGGAACAATAAGATCCTCGTTCCAATTTGACTCAGCTTCGCCCCAATTCTCAAGATATAAATCAAGAACATATGGTCTATATCTTTCTTTTAGTTCTTCTATTGTGGGTAGCTGCGCAGGTTCTGAAACTCTAATGCTGCAAACTTTATCCCACTTAGTTCTATCTAAAGGTGGAGAAAGAGCTGGGATATCTTCTGTTGCTTCATAGAGTGATATCAAATATCCGTCGTCCTCTATGTATAAGACCCGATCTCCTACGAAATACGCAATTGTTTCTCTATATAAAGAGATAGACCATTTGTCATTTGTCTCTGCGTAATTAAGGTTAAAAGTGCTAGGGGTTATTTTCCAAGGAAAGTCTATTCCGCCCCATGACTTATATACCCCCTTCTGAAACTCATAAAACTCATAGGTATCCAACAATTCTTGCAATGATATACCGCAAGAATTTTTATCTTTACAAGAGTCAGTGGGAGAGACAGGATCTGTATTTATATTAACGGCTTTAAGGCTCTCTACTTGGTCCTCATTTAGACACTTTTGTTGTCCGAATAAGTTTACCATAGATTATCTATCTCCGGCAAATCGAAGGGGCGGGTTTACGCGTACTACGTAGCTATTTTTTATCTGCATTTCATCGCCCCCGATTATATACCTATATCAGTTATAGGTAAATGTATCCATTACAAATGTAAGCTCTAGAGTCGATACGTTTGTAGATGATCTGTCTGCCTGACCAAAGTTCAGTGATGTAATCTGAGCATCGGGAACTGTAATTGTTCTATTGCCAAGTGGGCTTGGATCTTCACCGCAGCTGACAGGAGTCACTGTAAGGGTGATATATGAACAATCGTATGTCTTCCAGAAGTCAACAATATCGGCGTGCTTTTCTGGGTCGAAAGGAACAGAAAGAGTTACTTCAGCAAGAGTACGAGGACCCTTGAGCTGGAAAATACGACCTCTTACACCGTCGGCATACTGTGTAGTACCAGAGGTGTCTCTGATTCCAGAGAAAGTAGTGAAGTAGTGCTGGAAGGGGGAAGCCTGGATCCAGTACTGGGCTTGAGTAATTGGCTTATATGCTAACATAGTACGTTATGTATAATGCAATATTTCTAATAACTATTTAAACTATATGCACTATTGGAAATAGGGATCAAACCATCTCCAGTAGCCTTTGGACTCTGGGTCAAGTGTTACTGCTTCTCTATGAACTGCGTATCTATTAAGTCTGAATACGCTATGATATAACTTCACAAGATCAGAAGAATCCTCTTCCGACAAACTCTCCTGCTCGATAAGTGCTTTAAATCTCTGTAATTCTGTCTCATGCTTAGATTTAACCGCTTGAGCTTCTGGAGGAATCCGGCGAAGATTTCTGATCTCTTCAAAGAACCTATCGATGACAAACACAATCTCACCTGGAGATGTAAACTCATCAATATCAAGCTTAGAGATCGCCATCTCATCGCCAGTGGAGTCTGTAACAATACGCTGGAATCCAACGTCATCAAGACTGCCCTTAAAGTTAGAAGCAATCGTCTGAGAGATTTTTTGTTTTTCAGATGGCTCTTCAAAGTCAAACAACTTCATGAGCTCTGAGCCAAACTCCATGTCTTCCGCCATTGGAGCCTCTTCCTCGCCATCTGGAGCCGGAGCAGCTCCTCCGTCCATAGGCGGCATCATACCTCCCATCATGCCTCCTTCTGGCATTTCTTGTTTTACCAGAGAAGGAATATTGAGTTTTTCTCTGAGCCAATCTACATCTTCGATTTGGTAACCAAGTGCTCCTAGCTGAGACAGAACCTGTACCATACGTACTGGATCTTCACGTTGTTTAAGATCTTCGAAGTTACGGGCCAATCGAGGAGGGTTTTTGCCAGGATAGTTGAGCTCTACAATCCAGCGAACTAATGTTGAGTTAATTGTTTCATCAAGCTCTTCAGAGAACGCCTTGGCTTTACGCATGCGCACTGAGTCGGCGATTTGATCGCGGGCAAATGAGCCAACACTTCCCGTCTCTTGGCCAACTGTTGTTTCGCCATTGATTACAAAGCTAATTTGCTGATCAATGTAGCTGATTAACTGATTATATAGTTCAGGGCGGCCGTTGCTCTCCAACCACTGAATATCCATCTCATCGGGAAGGACTACCGCGGTCTCTTGACCAAGACGCTGAAGAGCCGTAAATAGGGCATTTACCTCTTCTTCTGGAGTGCCAAGGCTGAACTTACCTACCGCGGTTGGGGTGGTATGCTTATCGGCGTATTGCAGCCAGAAGTTGAGTAGTGTTCTTCTGAACTCAACCAGTGGGTATAATTGCCTACCTAACCCTGAGCCATGAACATCCATGAAGTTGCTATAGGCCCAGTGCCTATGCATAATCATTGAGCGAAGCGGAATACCCATGCCCTCCACCGGCGAGAACATAGTAATCAATCTTGGGCTTACTGTTCCGTCTTCGTTGAGTCTGAAAAGGAACCTACGTGGGTCACGGACTTTAATCTCAGAGGGCACGATGTATTTGCCCTGTCTCATCCAGCAAATCTCACTCACGGCCATACCGAGAATAATTGATTCGCACATTCCGCGGATAAACGTATCAAACCCTGAGTTTGCCGCTACTAATGATTCTTTGCCGTATGACTGCCGAGTATTACTACCCATGCGGTTAATCACTTGGCGAACGAACTCTGCTACTTCCTCATCTTCTGAGGAGTCAGAGGCGGGATATACCTCCCACGGTCTCTGTACAATTTCACCGATGAGCTTTTCCCAGGCCGCAAGAATTTGGCTGTCATTAAACAGCCTCATGTATTTCTCAATAGCCCTAGGGCCACCACCACCTTCTTCTAGAAGGATATCATCTCTACGCGGAAGGACTACTCCGTTAGTGAGATAAGGCGCACCTGAGTAGGAATAAGGATCAGACTTATATCCAGCCAGGTTGCCTTGAGAAACGCCCAGGGAAAAATACCGGTCGAAAAACCCAGATTTTATGTGTCTTTGGGGATTTTCAGAGCTCATTTGGTATTTTCACACATTATTCTTCGCTATCTTTAAACTCACTAGGGTCGATTACCTTAGTCAAGTCTATAAGAACTGTTTCTAAATTCATTAGTCGTTCGGTAAGTTCTTCTTTTGTAAGTTTGCCTTGTTCCCATTCTGAAATAAGTTCTTCGGCTCCTTCGACTTTTATGTTATAACCAGAGGTTAAGATGTTAATTCCTTCTTCCATAGTTCTTGTTCTTTGTGAATAGATTGATATAGAGCTTTGTATTTTTTCCTCCAAGCCTCGTCGTATTTTCTGACGTACTTGAAGTAGTTCTTTTCCCAGGTTTCTTTGTTATAGAGATCTTTATACTCTTC